CCGGCCCGGGGCTCGTTTGACGGAGCAGGTTGCGCGACTGGTACAGCGTGAAGCGGTCGATCTCGCCGACCTTGCCGTTGCGGGCGATGGACACGCTGTCGCCCGAGAGCGAAGCGATGCGCAGGTCCGACTGCTTGATCAGCGCCATGAACCACGGCGGCGCGACCATCCAGCGGCCTTCGTCGGGCACGTTCTGCTCGTCCAGCACCGTACCGCAGTCGACGATGAAGTCGACGATGGTGGTCTTGGAGACCGACACCGGAGTGGTCGAGTCACCGAGGTTGATGCTGTTCGAGTCGACGCCAGCGGTGGGGCCGCTGTTGTCGGCAGACACGTCGGCCGGGATGGTTTCGAGCATGTCCGCGTCGGCAGCGATCCGAAGTTGGATCGAACCGTCGTTCGCGAAGATGTCGGCCATGTCCACGTCGGCCTGGCGCATGTCGACCAGATTGAGTGCGACGGCGAAGCTCTTGGCTTGGTCGATCGACAGCGTGACCGAGTTGGAACTCGGGTACTGCGCCGAAAGGCCTGCGCCAACCGTGTAGTCGGAAACCGTCACGTCCGGGACAGTGCGGATGATCACGTTCGAGCCGAAGCCCGCGATCTCACCTTCGTAGTCCGTGGTGGCGATTTCACCGAAAACGGTGGACTTGTAGAACTTTTCGACCAGCTTGCCCGAGTAGACCTCGGGGATGTAGTCGATGGTACCGGTCGGGCCGTAGTCGGGCAGACCGGATGCGTGCGGAACGGGCATGTTGTGCTCCTAGTTCGTTGAGGGCGTTCCGCCCGCCATCACTGGCGGGCTCGGAGCTTCATCCGCTTGTCGAACGCAGCACGCTCTTGATCCGTCACGTATCCAGGTTGGCCTTTGCGAATGGTTGACGCGCGTTTGTAGAACTCGCGGATCTCCCTCGTCGTCGGCGCGGTGAGCCCTGCTGTCGGCGTGGCGGGCGGCGAACCGCTGGGGCCAGCACCGGAGCCGTTCGGGGCCACCGGGGGAGCAGGGGTCTTGGGCAGTGATGTCTTGTACGTCTTGAAGATCTTGGCCACCCCACCAGCGCTTGCTGCGCGAATGTGGCTTTGCAAAACCTCATTGCGTACGAGGCCAGTGCCCTCGTCCACATCCATCAACCAGGCCTCGAACTCTTCCGTCTGGTCATACTGCTCCCAGTCCGGTTCAAGCTCGGTGAGCTTCGTCAGGAACGCGTGCTGCAGGCTTTGTTTGTCCGTGGCTTGCTGCTCGGTCTTTTGCTGCCGCAGGGGCGCAAGCTCCTGATCGACAAGCGTCTTGACCTCTTTGCGAGCCGCGGTCAATGCCGTGGTCACGATCGTCCTGGCTTCATCCTCGCCCATCGACTCGATCTGTTCCTGGGTGAGAAACTCACTCAGGTCGATCGGCGCGGCGGGCGCAGACGCTTTCAGGTCGCGGATCTGCTCCGTCAACATGGAAATCTGCTGCTGCAATCCTTCGGTCGCGAGACGGTGCTCGTCTTCGCGGACTCGGAGACGTCCTTCGACCACCTTGAAGCGATGCTTCCAGTAGGCGGGATCGTTCTCGCGTGGGTCCGCAACGGGAGCGTTTGGCGGCGCGTCGTTGGGCGGCGTGTCAGCAGTTGGTGTGGCCTGGGCGCTCGGCAGAGCCGGGGTCGCATTCGGGTCCACAGGATCGGTCTTCTGTTCGCGGCGGGCGTCGAGATGGGCCTGGATGGCTGCACTACGACGGAGCACCTGGCGAGGAAGGCGCGTTTCATTCGGTGGCGTTGAAGCCTGCATCGGGTTCTCCACGATCCAGCGGCACCATCAAAGTGAGTGGCTGGGCTTCGGTTTTCGGGAGGCGAAGCGCGCGGTTCCCAGTTCAGGCCCCGAAACCTTGAGACGCCATGGGCGTGAAGGTCCGAGGTTTGGCCTTGTTCTCCGCACCTGTGATGCGCTCGATCATCTCTTCGAGCTGCTGGGCTCGGCCTTGGGCTTGGTAGATGGCCTCGCCCGTGGCCTTGCGCAGCTTCACATCCAGTTCGCGGAGTTCAGCCTCATACAGACTCACCAGGAACTTCCCTTCAGGGGATTTCGAGAATCGGGCCATGAAGGCAAGCTGATCCCCGGTGAGCGTCATGGGCTCATTGTAGAACCTACAAGCTCAATCCCTCAACAGTTTTTCTGCAATGGCCTCCGCCCGGCGCCGATTCTGTTCTTTTTGGTCTCGAATCCTGGCGTCTTCGCGCAAGGCGGCGACCGTCTTGTTGGCCTCGGCCAAGTCCTTCGCGAGCACCTCCATCTGCTTCGCGAGCCTGGTGTTGACCTCTGTGAGCCCCTTGGCGAGCGCTGTCACCTCGGCGACAGCCTCGACTAGGCCAGCGACCTGCTCCTGGGTGGCGGCAGCGGGCAGGGGAGGCGGCGCTGGTGCGGGCTCGGGTGCGGGTGGGGGAGGCGGCGCCGGTTCTGGCGTCAACTCCGAAACAGGGGGCGCCTTGGGGGCAGGCCTCACCTTCTTGGGCACCGGTGCAGACGCCGGCGCCGGGGCGGGCGCAGGCTCTGGCAACAGATCCAGGTCGATGTGGCTTGTGACGGCCCTGCGCTCGATCGGTGGGTCGATGACGTTCGGCACGAAAACCGGCTCGGGCGCCGTCTTCAGCGGCTTGAACGGCACGTTCTTGCGCCGACCCTGGTACTTCGCGTCGAGTAGTGAGTTCTGCGGGCTCAGCGCGGCTTGCCCGGTGACGGTGGCGGCCGAGGCGGCCAGGCCGCCGACGGAGGTGTGTGTCCCTGCCGCAATGTGGTCGGCCGCCCCGGTCACCGATGCGGCTTGGGCGGCCAGCAAGCCAGAAGTGTCGTGGACGAGCGTGCGCGCCGCTGCGCCGGTCACCGACGCAGCCTGGGCGGCCAAAGAGCCAGAAGCGCCATGGAGGTGCGTGCGGTCGGCCGTGCCCGCCATTGCGGCGGCTTGCGCCTGCAGAGAGCCAGAAGTGTCGTGGGCGTCCGACGTGTGGTCCGCTGACCCTGCGACGGTGGCAGATTGGGCGGCCAACGCGCCAGAAGCGTCGTGGAAGTGCGCACGCTCGGCCGCGCCGGCCAGGGTCGCGGCCTGGGCGCCCAGCACGCCAGTAGTGCCGTGGACGCGCGCTCGCTCGGCCGCGCCGGTCAGCTCCGCGGCTTGGGCGGCCAGTGCGCCAGAAGTGCCATGCAAGCGCGTGCGGGCGGCCGCGCCGGTCACCGCGGCGGCCTGCGCCTGCAGAGAGCCGGAAGCGCCGTGGAGGTGTGTGCGGTCAGCTGCGCCTGCTACGCTGGCGGCCTGGGCAGCCAGCGCGCCAGAAGTGCCGTGGAGATGCGTGCGGTCGGCCGCGCCTGCTACGGTGGCGGCCTGCCCCGCCAATGCGCCGCTGGTCTCATGGGTGGGCGCGCCCCCCGACGTGTAGTCGACCCGCAAAAACGGAGGGTTGGCATTCGCGCCACCACCGAAAGCCCCGTAGGACGACCCGTTGAGCAGGAAGCCGTTGCGCGCCGTGGCGTTGTCGAGCCAGTCCTGGACGATGCTCGCCGCGATCGTCGTCGAGACGTAAACGCCGTCGTCACTGGAGACGACGTTGATGGTGCCAATGGAGGACGCACTGCGGTCGCCGCTGCCCGTCCCGCCTACCGCGGCCCAGTTGTTGCCGGTGCTGTAGCTGTTGCCTGTGACCTGGCCAGACACCCAAGCGCGCAAGCACTCGTAGATCGTGACGGTGTTGCTGCCGTACGCTGTGTCGCTGTAGACAAACAGCTCGACGCTGTTGATCGTCGAACCGGCCGGGATGTCGTCAAGATCGACCGGCCGGAGGGTGACAAAAATGTCCCCGGCGACAAAATCGAAGGGGTCAGAAGTGTTGTATCCGGTGTACGAAGTAGCGGAAATACTCCCGCCACCCTGTTCCGTCATCAGTACGTCTAGGGTCGCCACTCAGCACTCCTTGCCAACGCCCCAGGCGCGGGGTTCGTACCGCGATCAGGGCATAGCGGTGTAGGTCAGCGCAGAGCAGGACACCTCATCGCCGGCACCGACCACCAGGCCGCCGGCCATGTCGATGTCGCCACCAGAAGACGCTACCGAGCAGTGTGCGACGACGGTTCCCCCGCTGGTCTGTAGCGTGGCGTTGGCCACCGCGGAGGCGTTGCCGGTTGCGTTGGTGTCGGCCGTGATCGAGTTGGCCGTCATCGACCCGCCGGAGGCGCCAGGAAACGGCGTGGCGCTCATCGTGAGCGTCGCCACGGCAGTGCCCGGCGAGCCGACGGTGCCCGAAAGCCGGAACACCAGACGGGGCGAAGCACCAAGCGCTGTGGTGAGGGCATCGCAAACAGTGTTGCGAAACGCGGTGGAGTGGGTGACAGACATTACTCGGCCTCCTTCGGCTGGTCTTTCTGGGGCGGCTCGGGTTCATCCGATACCGGGGTGAAAACGACCTCGTGCGTCTCAGTGACGCCCGTGGCCTTGCGCTTGATGTGGATGGTGGCCCGCATTGCCGCGGGTTTCGGCTGGAGGTTCGGCACGATCATTCCTCAGACTCCTCACGTTCGCCGCTCACGAGGTTTCCGGCCTCGTCGTACGTGAACTTCACGCGCTTCGACTGCGCGGGTTTCTTTTCGACATTCTCTTTGGCCTTGCTGTGGTCGGCCAGCGCGGCGCTGACCGCGGTCTGCACGATGCTGGACATCACCTTGGCCTTCTCGTTGTCGCCTTCACGGGCCGCGATGGCGGCTTCTCTTTCCATGTCGAGTTCGTGCTCGAACTTGATCTTCTTGAACTCAAGCTCCTCGGTCATGGCCATCTGCTTTTCAGCGGCCTGCTGCTGGGCCTGCATCGACTCGTCGAGTTCTTCCGCCGACGGCACTGCCTCTTCCGGCAGCTCCAGCGCCGCGGCCGTCTCGCGCAACAGCACCGCACGATGCTTCGGCGTGATCACCTGGGCGTCGATCGGGTTGGCCGTCATCTGCAGGAACTGCATGCGCTTCGTCTGCGCCGACTCGCGGATCAGGATCGCAGCCGCGCCGCGCGGCACGACGACGGCATCGCCCTTGATGCTCTCGTCGGGGTTGTAGATCATCTCGTTGGTGAACGTGTCGTTGATCGTGGGGCTGATCACGTTCATGTCGGCGTTGCTGATGCCTCGGCGCAGGCCCTTGGCCGCGTTCGACATCAGTGTCTGCAGACCGCCCAGCGTGTTGCCGGCGCCCCCGATCTTCTCGTTGCCGTAGGTGTAGCGGGGGATGCCAGTCGAATCGTCGGCCTTCGCTTCCCACTTCTCGTAGTTCGCCATCAGCGAGGCCGAGTTGTCGTTGGCTTGGAAGAAGCCGATGCCTGGTGCGGCCTGGCCGGCTGCCTGGGGGTCGCTCTTCAGCTGCCAGATCTTCCACGGGAAGATCTCCATCGAGTTCTCCCCGTCGGCAAACCGGTCGGCATGCACCCAGACCATCGGGCCCGAGGCCATGGCCATGTTGTCGGCCATCGCGCTTGCGATGCCATTGCACATGCGCTGGCTCGTCGACGCTAGGTCGGGGATCGAGTTGCCCCAGAACGCACCAGGGATCTCGTCGTAGCAGGCCTTGCGGTACGGGCGCTGGCCAAGCGGGTCCGGGTTCAGCGCGGCGTAGAGCACGTAACGGCCGCACAGCAGCACGTTCACCTCGTACTCGCGGGTTGTGTCGTCGATACCCTCGATGCCCCACGACACGAGCATCCAGCCCGACACGCGGCCCCAGAAGTTGAGCGCGTCGATCACGCCCTGTGGCGACAGCCACATGTACATGGTCTCTTGCTCAAGCCGCTGGCGCTCAGCCTCGGTCCACATCCAGTTCTCAAGCCGGCCATCCACGTAGTCGCGCAGTGCGGCGTCGATCTGGTCGTCCTGGTAGCCCGGCAGGCCCTTGAGGTCGTACAGCTCCTCGCGGTGGAAGCGCATGCGCTCGATGAAGTCGCCCTTCTGCGGGCTGCGCGTGTTCGCGCTCGGGTACGCATCGAACGGGCTGACGCGATCCCACCACGGGATCGCGCTGTTGCTGACCTGCGGCTTGTACCCCGGTCCCCACTTCAGCACCCGGTGCCGCTTGTACGTCGGCCCCTTGAGGATGGCGGCCGGGTAGGTCACAAAGTCTTCAATGAACTCGTCCATCGCCGCGGCGTAGTTGCCTTGGGTGAGCCGGTCAGAGATGACCCGCTCCATGCGCTTGGCGCGAACCTTCGCGTCACGGCGGAACTTGCCCTCGGCCTCGTCGCGCAACTTGATGCCCAGATCGGTCGCCAGGCTGCGGAACTCTTCCGGGGCCATCACACCGCCACCGGCCTCGGCGGCTTGCTGCATGACCTGCTTGGCCTGCTCCAGCGCCTGGGCGATCACCCGGTGCTTCACCGGCAGCGGCAGGTCGGGCAGTGGCGTCGGGTCCACGCCCCAGGGCTGTTCGCCAACCGGTAGCAGGATCTCACGAATCCACGCACTTGCGGCCCGGCACTTCGTCTCGGTCAGGTCGGTGAACACGAGGTTCATGCCGGAAGCGGTCTGCTGCGCTGCACCAATCTCGGCTGGGCTGTACACCCGGCGCCGGGCGCGCAGGCAGGCCAGCAGCTTGCGGTCGATGACCTCCTTGGCCATCCGGTTGCGTTGCCATGCCAGGCGCACGTGGCCGACGAGTTCGGGCACGTCCTCCTCGATCACCATCATCGGGTCGGGGGCTTTCGGCTCGTCGCGTTGCTCCAGCTCCTGCAAGTTGAGCTGCCTGATGAGCGGATTCACCCCCGACTGCCGGCGAGCGGAGGGCTGCGGCATCGCGGATTGACCTGTTTGGCGTGCGGAAACGGCGACCATACGCGCCGATTATGCCTTGCCTGGGTTGGAATCGGTAGCCCCCGGCCAACACCACAATGCAAGAAGCCCACCTTTTGAGGGGTGGGCTTCAGGGACGGCGGTTGCACATTCATCAGGGAGCGCCGACTCCCCCTGCCTATCTCCCCGCCGAGGCGGGCCCGATGTGCAATCGGGTGGGTGAAGTCAAGTTGATCGAGACCAGACCACGGTGCGGCGCACCTGTGGCCGCGCCTTGGCCATCGTGACCTTGCGGTCGATGAGTTCGGGGATGAACGTGAGGGCCAGCGAGTCGGCCCGGTCAGGGGACTTGCCGCCGTTTTTCTTTATGTCCTTCTTGCTCTGCAGCTGGATGCGGAACTTGGCGTCGTAGGCGTAGTCGAGCGAGGTGAGTTCCTCCGACAAGTCATCCGCCGCGTCTGGGATCTGGCCGTGCTCCAACCAGTCGCGCATCTTCCCCCAGCACTCGCTGCGCTGGTTGAAATACTGCTTGTCGTCCTTCGCCGGCTGCCCCCACTGCACCGGGATCAGCGCCGGCAGGCCAGGGATGCGGCGCAGCGCCGAGTCCAGGTCGGCGCCGTTGCCGATGGCGTCGTAGGCGATGCAGGTGATGCCGCCCTCCTTGCGCACGATCTCGACGATCCGGCTGGCGAGGTCCACGCCGTCGAAGCCGCCCAGCGCGATCTGGTAGTGCACCTTCATGCCTTGGCGCAGGGTGATGACGCTGAAGTCGTCGCCGAAGCGCGCTGGGTCCACCGCCAGGAACTTCGGGAAGGCCTGATACGTGGTCAAGCCGATGGCGCGGCGGCGTGCCTGGTACACGAGCTCGGGCGAGATGAAGTTGGCGTAGCCGGCGCGCGGGAACTTGCCGCGCACGCGGACCCGCACGAAGTCGCTGTCCTCGCCATACTCGTCGATCCAGGCCTTGATCTGCTTCTTGTTGCTGAAGCGCACCGTGCGGCTATCGACCTCGGTGAACACGTTCGTGCGGTTCGGGTGCACCCGGGTGACACCCTCGCCGACCTTGCTCACGAAGCCCGGCTGCGTGCACTTCTTGAAGAAGTAGCCCGAGGTCTTCGTCGGGTTGCCGTAGCGCAACCAGATGATCTCCGTGTTGGCGTCGGTCAGGGCGCCCTCGGCGACCTCCGCGATGATGTCGTCGATGGCCGAGGCCTCGTCGAACAGCAGCAGGATGCGCGAGCCCTGGTTGTGCAAGCCGGCGAACGCTTCCGAGTTCTCCTTCGACCACGGCACCGCGTCGACGCGCCAGCGCATCTCGCGCTCGGGGTCGTTGGCGATCGAGAGCCGCGTGGCGGTGAGCTTGAACAGGTGCTTGCCGATGAACAGGCTGTGCCACTTCGACAGCTCGGCCCAAGTCTTCGTCTTCAGCTGCCCGTCGGTGCCGGCCGTCACCACGCCGCGGGTGTCGGCGCACGTGCTGATAGCCCACAGGATGAGCCAGGAGACCTGCGCCGACTTCCCGATGCCGTGGCCGCTGGCCGTGTCCTCCTGGATCACGTCGCCGGCCTCCGCGGCGCCGCCGCGGAGCGCCTTGCCTATGCGGTCCAACTGCTCGCGCTGCCACACCTCGGGACCGTCCATGTCGGCCAGCGGCGTGCCCGGCTCACCCCACGGGAACGCCCAGAGCACGAACCCCAGCGGGTCGTGGCGGTACCGCTCCAGCCCGTCGAACAACTCCTCGATCGGTGACCCCTTGACCTCCTTAGCCACGAGCGAGGCCTCGCGCACCGGCACCTTGAAGTGGTCGAGGTCCGCGCCACCAGGCCGCCCGCGGGCCCGGGGCACGGCCTTGTTCAACCCGAAGAACCGTGGGTCGTGGACGTTGTTGACCGACGCAAGCTGCCGGTCCTCCTCGTGGCCACGGTGAACTGCCATCAGAACAGCTGCTCGTCATCGTCGGTCTCCAGTGGAGGCAGCGGCGGGGTGGTGCCGGGTTTGGGCAACTTGCGTCGCTGCTTGAACGACGGTACGTGCAGTGGCTTGTCGGCGGGCGGCGGCGGCGGCGGCGGTGCGGGCGGCTCTTCCAACGGCGCCAGCGGCGCGCTGTCGTCGTGGATGCCAGGGATCGTGTCAGGGATCTCCCCGACCTGCTCCTCGAAGCCGGAAACCATGCGGTGCGCCACGTCCTCGATAGGCTCGACGACGCGCCGCTTGGCACTGTTCAGGCGGTCGGCCAGCGCGTTGGCCAGCGCGTTCACACCGTCACCCTCGTCGTTGACCAACTTGAAGTGCTTGGCCAGCAGGCCCAGCGCGTCCATCTTGCTCGCGAACTTGATCTTCACCACGTCGACCCACTCGGGCTCGCGTTGCGTGCCGGTGTTCTTGCGCTGCACCGTGATGCTGGTGATCGCAGCGGCCGTGTCGTCATCTATCTCGTGGATGGGCTTCAGTTGCCCGTCGGCCGTGAAGATCTTGCGCACGTCGGCGTAGGCGACGCGGGCGATCTCGTGCTTGGTGCGCTCCGCAGTGATCCCCGCGGCCATGAGGCGCGCGGCCACCAGTTCCTGCACACGTTTGACCAGGTTGGGGTTGCGCGCGAACTGCGAGTAGTTGTTCGGACTGGGGGACAGCCCGATCGCCTTGATCGCTTCGGCCGAACTCAAGCCGTTGGCGATGTGCTGCGCGAATGCCTCGTGGCGCGCTGCGACTTCGACGGGGTATTGGGCTGGTTGGGCCATTTTTCAAAAATCGCAGCTCAAAAATTTTTGGATTCGGTTTGCTGGCGTGTGGTGTTTTGCAGGCTACACCCCCGGGTCACAGGTCGCAATTTCCAATTTGGGATTTGGATTTCGGCGTGCCCGAGGGTGTGTACCTAGGAGGGGGTGTGCCCCCTAGTCCAAATCTTTGGGCTCCCCCTGGGTGGGGTACCCCTGCGCGGGCGCGATGGCACGCTTGACCTTGGGGCTGGCGTACTCCATCGCCTCCGCGGCGCGGGCCGCCCCTTGCTCGCGGCTGATGCGCACGCACGGGCTGCAGCCGGTGGCCTGGCTGCGGAAGTCTTGCGCGCTGATGGCGCGATGGTCGGTCGGTGCTTGCATGTCTTAATCTCCGGTTTGTGGGTCGGGCGCCCAGGGGCGGGGGTTTTAGGGCGGCATGGGTGCTAGACCCATCGCCTCCCTAGTGCAATTTAGCGTTCGGGGAAGAATCTAACGCCCTGAGTGCTTGGCGGCGTCTATCGTTAAAGTCCATCACGAGGCGCTGTACAGCCGCAGTCACGCTCACCCAGTTCGTGCGATCCGCATCGTCGGTCTTGCCCTCCTCTAACAGCTGCTGCAGCAGGCCTGCGGTGAACTCTTTTGCCGCCTTGAGTGAGTCAGGTGCCGGAACAGTGGACTTCCATATGACCTCTTTTACCATACCTGACGGAAAGGTTATTGTGAACCCACCTACTTTAGGATCCTGTGTGCAAGTGAGTGCTCGCAATTGTGCCATTATGCCCTCTTTTGGTGCATGACTGTACAAAATCTGAACACAGCTGCTTATGCGTGTCAAGAGGCATTTATCACGTTTCTTATGTGAAAAACAACATATGACAAGCCTGCCAGCACGAACATATGTAAGAGTTTGTAAACACCACTTGCAAAGTCTTGCGTGTGAGTTATATTTGACCCCGTAGCGAGTGCTACATCAAACAAGACCCGGCAAAACACCATGTACGGATTCACGATGTCAACCCCGCACGATAAGTGCTACCGGTTCGCAACCGACCTTGAACTATTCGCACGCGACGAAGGGGCCGCCGTCTGGGTCTTCCGCGCCGGCCGCGCGCCTGCCTTCGTGGGGTCAGTCATCCGCGGCGTGCTTGTGAAGGCCTAACAAACTATCAAGGACAAAACACCATGCAAACCACACTCGCACAAGCAATGCAAGATGCCGCAGGCGCAGTGCATCACGATCGCCAAATGGCGAATGAGCAATTCGGTGTGGGGTTGTTCGATAAGGCTGTAGAACACCACACAAAACGGCGCCTGCAGGCCGATGTTGTGAAGGGCACAACAACCGACTGCGACGGGCCGCGCGCTCGGTTCATCAACTGGACCCTTGAAGATGCCGCAAACCACTCCGATCATCACCGTCATTTTGTGTGGTTTTCGTTTTTTCGTGGCGACGTAATGAATTCAGTTTCCCGGCTGTCACGTGGCCTGGAGCCCTGACAACCCCCACCGACCGCGCGCAGCATCCCGCGCGCTTCGCCTCACAACTCACAACTCACAACTCACAACTCACAACTCACGAAAGGCAAAACATCGTGTCAAACATCACTGTCAAGGCAAAAATTGTCAAGCGCAACAACAGCGCAAAGCGCCCGACGACCCCGCGGGTCGGCGCGTGGTCACTTGTCGTCAAGCACAAAGGTCACTTGCGCGAAGCCATCGTAGCCCACACCCACTACAGCCCCAGCGGCAACGGTATGCAGCCCGTACGCGCCATCGTCTGGGTGCACCCGGTTGACGGCGGGGGCTGGATTAGCGGTAGCGGGTCAGCTGGCGGGTGTGGCTATCACAAGGAGTCGCAGGCCATCGCCGATGCGATTGACAGCTGCGGTATCGAGCTGTACGGGCATACGTACTCCCGCGAAGATAGCCCGCCCGACTTCAAGCGGCGCGTGCACTTCGGGGGCACCGGGGATAGCTCCTACCAAGCTATCTTTGATGCCATCGCCCGCGCAGTAGGCTACCGCGTGCCGGCCGGATCATCTTTGCTTGTGAGGAGCTGACCATGCCGCACCCTTTCATCGCTGAGCTGCGCGAACTACTCGAAAAGCACAACGCAGCTATCTACTGGTCTTGCCACTGGGCTAGCGATCTGCATGGCGTGACAGATCAACAGATGTCGATTGAAGTTGACTGCAAAGAGGTTGCCAGCGTGGACGGCAGCAGCATCTGCGCGGGTGACCTAGGAGACTGACGCCATGCGCCACGCCCTACCCCTCTTGTTAGCCCTTGCATCGTGGTTCGCACTCTGCGCCTACATGACCCACGATGCTTTCAGCCCCACGATCCCATGCACGACCGATAGCGAGTGCATGCGCCTCAATGGTGGCGACGGATCACCTAACACCTCACCGGAGTAACACCATGTTGACACCCGAGCAAACCCGATTTTTCACCCGCGCCGGCCGCAACTTCGTCGCCCGCACTTACCGAGACATCGACGAGCCGCCCCCGTGGGGGTCCTTCGACGGGCATGGCCCGGTGCGCCGGATCGTGTGGGGCGGGGGAAAACGGCCCGGTGAACGGCCTCTCGGCAATGGCTACGTGTATGACTGGGACGGCGCGATTGACCGAGCCGAGCGCGATAGCTGGAGCCTCACGTCAGCCGAGAGTGACGCCCTGACCCTCAAACTTGGGCGCAAACCCACCGCGGGGGAGGTTTACGCCGAAGTGACGCGAATTGACTTCGAGCGTCTACGCGCGTGGGTCCGTGAGGGCTGGTGGTTTGTCGGGGTGTCAGTGTGCGCCCTGCCCGAATCGGGCGAGCTGCCCGAAGATACTTTCTCGTTTGCTCTGTGTGGCATCGAGTCGGATGCAGGGGAGTACCTGCACGAAGTGGCTGACGAACTGGCCGACCAAGCCGTGAGGGTCTGAATCATGCCAAGCATCATCGCCTACACCTACGAAGCCGCAATTCACTGCCCTGCGTGCACGCGCCTGCGCTTCCAGAAAATCGACCAAGTAACGGTACGCATTGACGATATGTGCACCGACCGCGAAGGCAACCTAGTGCGCCCTGTTTTCTCGACCGACGAAACGCCCCCGGGCGAGTCGTGCGACGACTGTCACGAGGTGCTGACGTGAGCAATCCCCGCACTTCGTACCTCGTGGCTGCCATCGGCGCCACAAAAGGGGCACTAGCACAGTGTTTCGCGCAGTCCCCCGGGGACGCGGCCCGAGCGGTCGCCGCACTCGCACTCGACGTGCTGGGCGAAAAATGTGCGTGTTGCTGTATCGACACCGGCGCCGCGCCGGGGTTGTGGCTTACCGGTGACCCCGCCTATATCCGCGCCGCCATCGCCAAAGCCACCGGGGGCGCACCGTGAGCAAACCCACCACCTACCGCGTGCACTTCGGCGCGCGCTATCAAGACTTCCCGCAGCGCGCACGCGCAAACGGCTTTGCAATCATGATGCGCGCCGCGGGTCACGCCGGGGTGCGCGTCGAGCCAAAAAGGGATCAAACATGAAACAGACCTTCTACTTCACGCTGGCCCTTGCCGCGCTTTCCGTGCTTGTCATCCTGGGGGTGCCCTATGTCGGCTTCTAGCCCCCGCCTTGAGTACTGGCCGCAGCGAGACGGCACGCACCTAGTGCTGATCCACCCAGACCGCACCGTTTGCTTCGTCGGCGTGCTGTGGCTCGCCGCGCCCCAATCCCCCACACGCGCGCCCGTGCGCAAGAAAGACTGACCATGACACCACGCCCCTACACCGGCTGGCTTGCGAACGTGACCCGCGACCAGATGCGTGACCTCGACATCAACCAAAAGGATTTTGGGTACCTGCAGCACGGCGCCGGCACAGATGGCCCTTTCCGCACCGAGCGCGTGCACGTGAAGCATGAGCACAGTGGTCAATGGCTGGCACACTTTGAAGGCCTCTGGCGCCGCGTGCACATCCAGGTTAACCGCACTTACATCGTGTACCGCGGTGAGCGCATCACGATCCAGATAGACGGCGCCTAGTTCCATCACCCCCAACCCCCACACGCGCGCCCGTGCGCGAGAAAGAATGACCGTGATCTACCTTGACCAAGCAACAGCAGATTGGTTGCGCGATGGCCTCTGGCGAATAGCACCCCCCGGCCTCTCGTGGATAGCTGAGGGATCGCAACTATATCTAGCCGGCAACGGCGCGCGCGCATCGGCAGCGGCGCGAGCATCGGCAGCTACGCGCGCATCGGCGACGACGCGCGCATCGGCGACGACGCGCGCATCGGCAGCTACGCGAGCATCGGCCCCAATTCATCCGATGTGGTGGACCTTGGGGCCTGCGACGGGTACCGCAAATGCATAGCACAAGTCGAGGGTGTGGCCTACATCGGCGCAGGGTGCCGGTGGTTCACCCTCGACGCAGCCATCGAGCACTGGTCACACCACGAAGCAAACCGCGACCTCGCCCTCTGCCTGATGCAGTCCGCCATCGCCATCGCCGGCCTGCGCGGCTGGAAGCACTCCTAACCACCCCACACGCGCGCCCGTGCGCGAGAAAGACCGACCATGCCTATCCGCAAACCCCAAGCACAGCACCGACCCGCAACACGCGCCCCGCACGGTGAGCGCGAGTTTTCAGAGCGGATCGCTCTGTGCGTGACCCCTACCCAGCGTGCCTTGTTCAAGAAGCGGGGTTCGATGTGGGTGCGCCAGCTCATCGACCGGGAGCGGGCCACCTCTGAGGTGATCCGCAGGGCGCAAGCCCTCATCGACGCGCTGGGCGCCGTCGACTTCAGCGCCCGCACCGAAACCTACCTCGTGAACCTTCAAACCGCAATCCGAAAGGTACAAGCCCCATGAACACCGCCCCCACACGCGCGCCTGTGCGCATCAACCACTGGGCCGGATTCAGGGAGGACTGCCCCACCATCAGCCCCATTCCTGGGTTCAAGCATTGGGCTTTCGGGGTCTACATGCGGGCCTATTGCGAGCACCAAGCCAGGTTTGCAGAGTGGGAATTGTAACTTGCAATTCCGTACAGATTCATCCTTGAGCACTTAAAACCTAGGGTAAACCCTAAGTTTTCTGCCTCTTTTTTAAGCAGTGTCACCGCTGACACCCCCTGTACCCCCTGTTTCTCTATAAGGCGCCCAACACGCGCCGACGCACACGCGCACGCGCTCTCTTACAATTTATATTTTTCTAATTCGTAAGTATAAGAATCAGGGGTGACAGGGGTGACAGCAAGCTAAGTTGTTGATTGTGAACAGAAATTCACTGTCACCCCTCCCGCTCACTCTGTAGTGCCAGGGGTGACACGTTCCCAGCGCCACCCGCGCGCCCCTGCGACGCGCATCTGGCGCCTCTCATACCCTAAAGCACGCAGCACCGCCCCCGCGCGCATCTGCACCCGGGTATCCATGTCCTTCAAGGCCATCCCGAGCGCCCCGCCCAGCACATCGGCAACCGTGAACGGTGAACTGCCCCGCGCCGCCCCGGCGGAACCGTGGCCCCCGTCCTCCAAACCGTCACACCCGTCCAACCATGCCGCGAACGGCGCTTCCCACTCGTCGTGCCGCATGTAGGCCCCGTGCTCTGCCTTGGCAAGCGCTTCCGCCTGCCTCCAGGCCACTCCGCCGACCCACTCGCCACCTTCGGGGCCGTGCCCCGCGTCGACGGGCTTGGCGCGCCCCCTGAACAACGCGGCGCCCTCGGCCCACAGCTGCTCGCGCCACCGAGCCACTTCGGCCGGCTTCACCCACCGCACGTGCAGCGGCAGCCAGCGTCGATTGCCTGTCTCGTCGGCCAGGATGTCCGTGCGGTTCGTGGTCCCGAACAGCACGCAGCGCCGGGGGAACGACGTGGCGAACTCCTTGAACTTCGGCACCCACTTCTCGTGCGTCCTGCTGACCCACGCCTTGATGCTCTCCTGGTCCTTGGTGTGCAGGCCGCGCAACTCGTTGATCTCGCCCACCAGCACACCCCGCAGGGTGCGCGCCAGGGTGTCGTCGTCCTTGTTCAGGTCCACTTCGGCGTAGAACATCGGGTCAGGCACCATCGCCTTAAGGCTCTTGGTCTTGCCCTCACCCTGCCCGCCCTCCAGGATCACCGCCATGTCGGCCTGCACGCCCGGGGCGATTACCCGGCCGGCGAGCGCGGTCCATGCGTATAGCCCCACCGCCCTCACGTAGGGTGTGTCGTCGGCCCCGAAGTAGTCGATCAGGAAGCGCTCCACGCGGCGCACGCCATCCCAACACGGCTCGATCGACTCCAGCCACAGCTGGGCGCTATCGAACTGGTTGCACTCGGCGACCAGGATCGCGGCGTCACGGGCCAGCTCCTTCGGGGCTGCCTTGAACCGTCGCTGCTCCAGCTTGATCCGCAGGGCCACCAGGTCTGCATCGCGCATCGCCCGCCATTGCTGCGCTGCACCAGCAGGCTGCACCATCGTCTCGTCGCGGAAAGCGTCATGCCCGATCTGCATGCCTACCTCCCACTCGTCACCCAACGCACGCACGGCGTTCTCGACCGTGGGCATCACGTTGCCTTGCTTGTCACGTGGGTGGTACGCAGGCGGCTCGTAGCCCTCGGGCGGTGTTTTGGCGGGGGCAGTAGCGGGTAGGCCGGGAAAATCGCTTGGCGGTACCGTTCCGGGGCTCGGCGCCGTGTTCGTGGCGGACAGGATGACCGCCATTTCGCGCCCGTGCCGAGCCATTTCAGGGTCGGCCACGGATTCCGCCGCTCGCAAGGCCGCCGCTCCCTCCAGGCCGAACCCCTCGTCGTCGGGCTCGGCGTGCGTGGCCGGGTTGACCCAGCCCGCCGCGCCGGCGGCTTTGAACACAATGGCTGCCGTGATGCCACCCACGCGGCGCTCGTCGGCGTAGCTCCAGACCTTCGCCTCGGCGAAGCCCGGCACGTGCTTGCTCGACCGTGCGCTCCACTCCTCGAACCGCTCCAGTCCTTCGGCGCTGCCGCCCGTGGCCCAGTGCGCCGCATGGCAGTACGCGAGCCACACGTCGTAACCCACGTCATCGTTCGGGATCGCGCCCAGCGCGGCCCAGAACACGGGCAGCTCGCTCTCGGGCAGGCCGGGCTCTCGTGCCTCGCGCTCGGCCACGGGTCGCTCGCGTACTGGCACAGGAGGTGAGAACTTCCACCACCCAGGCTGCAGGATGGCTTCACGAGGTAGGGGTTGCAGGATCATTGGCTCAGAACTCCTTGGATGCGGGCGCTCCCGGCCCGGGATGCGTCGGCGTCCGACTCGACATAGACAGCATCTCGGCTCTCCAGAACCGCGGCCACGGTGGCGCTGCCCGACCCACCGAAGGGTTCGAGCATCAAGCCGCCAGGCGGCACGCTGTAGCGCACCATCGGGCGCAGCAGGTCGAGGGGCTTTTGCGTGGGGTGTATGGCTCGGCCGTGCTCGTTGCGCACTTGGAGCACGCTGCGCATGAGGCGAGGGCCACCGTCTTCGCTGACGTAGTGCCCCCGCTCGATGTAGCCGGTGTGCGTCGGCCGGGTCTTGCGGCGCACGACTTTCTTGCGAGCGTCGTTGGTGAACTGCGCCTCGTGGTAGACGTTGCGCCATTGGCCTCGGTAGAACAGCACAGCGTGCTCGTGCACGCGACGGAATCGGTCGTTGTGGAAGCCGGTGCCGTTCTGCTTCTCCCACACGATGTCCTGGCTGTACTTGAAGCCCAGGCGCGCAACGTCGGCGAACACGCCCGCAAGGAAGCGCATGCTGCCGAAGACCCAGAGCGAGCCCGAGGGCTTGAGCACGTCGGCGGCGAGCGGCAGCCAGCCATCGACCAGGGAGTCCCACGCGAGCGATGTGTCGGCGTAGGGAGGGTCCGCGATGATGCAGTCGATCGAGCCACTGACGATGCTGAACTCCATCACGCCACGGCAGTCGCCGTGCAGGAGCATCACCACAGCGGCTCCTCGTCAGTCAAAACAAGCGGCACACTTTTCTGAGCCAGCGGCAGCACGAACATGTTCCCGAACTTGTCAGCCGCGACGCTATCCTGCCTCGGGAAGACCTCCACCTGACGCACCCCGAGGCCACCCGTGCCGTCCTTCAAACCGCAAGCTATAAGCACCGACTTGAGCAGCTGGCGAACGGAATAAGCATCCTGGGGCTCCTGCCACAGCAGCACCAGGTGCACGCCGTTGCCGCCCGACGATCGGAACAGCACCGGCTCCATGCCCCATACGAACGTGAGCTCGTCGACGACCGAGGCCACGGTCTCGGACATCTGAGCCCAAGAGACCTCGCCCTTGTGGCTGTCGAAGTCGAGCAGCCCGGCCATCGTCACGGACTCGCCGGCACGAATGGGGCAAAGGCCACGGGCGGGGCCTGAGTTGAGGTGTTGTGCGAGGCGCTCGCGGGTGATGGCTTGGGTTGTCCACGCGGCCGGCTGGCCAGGACGGCGGACTGCACTCACGTCGGTGCGGAGCCGCTCCACCAGAGGCATGAGCCCGTCGATCAAGGGATCGTTCAG